TTAAATCAAGCAAGGTTTGCGGATCTGGTAACTACATGATCGGTGTGTCTTGGGGTGGCCGTCAAATACGCATAGGGCTAATCTGGTGGCATGTTGTGATACTTTTAAAGTATTAGTTGCACTTGCTTTGCGTGGTGCTATAATGCAAATGCGCCTGAGTTACCTATAGAGGTTTGGCGCAACCCTTTGTGGCGAAGGGTGTAGTATCCAAATTATTTCAACACCAAGACCGTTTAGGTTAGCTGGTTTTATTATTGTGGGGACGTTGACCCCGTGGGCAATAATGAAAAGCCACCCAGCTAGCCTAAGCGGTTTTTTATTGAGTAAATTTTATGAATGTACAAGAACGAAAAGATTTTTGCGCAAAAAGAGCCGAAGAGCTTTCTTTAAAAATTAAGGATACTGGCAATAACAAAATATTAGTCAGGCTATTTTTCATTTACTTAATTGCGAGCATTTAATCATGTGCGGGTGGGTCAAGCTGCACAGGTCAATCGCTAGCTCTTCTATTTCTGATAATCCTGATCTATTGGCATTGTGGATGCACTTGCTTGTAAGCGCCTCTCATACCGATAGACAGCAGCCAGTCGGGAACCAAATTATAGACCTAAAACAAGGCGATTTGGTGTACGGAAGAGACAAGTTTTCACTCAAAACTGGGCTAACAATTGCAAAACTTAGGGCTGCAATTTCTACGCTAGAAAAGCTCAACCAAATAACCATCAAAACAACCAACAAATTCTCAATAATATCAATAACTAACTGGAGTTTATACCAGCAAGACAACCAGCAAATAGCCAGCACTTCACCAACAGATAACCAACAGACAACCACAGACAAGAATGTAAAGAAGGAAAAGAATGTAAAGAATACCAATGGCAAGCCATTGATTACTTTTTCTCGCTGGCTTGAATTGGTTAAAGAATTGGGCGAGGAAGTATTGCCAGAGGATAGCGCAGTATTCGAATACGCCAAAGATGCTGAGCTTAATATTGATTACTTAAGGCTTGCATGGGTTGAGTTCAAGGCTCGCTATTTGGCAGAGGATAAGAAATACAAAGACTGGCGCATGGTGTTTCTTAAAAACGTCAGAGAGAACTGGCAGAAGCTTTGGTGGCACGATGGTATGCAGTACCAGCTAACAGCAAAAGGTCAGCAAGCAATGGCGGCAATGAATAACAAAGACAAGAGAGAGCAGTGATGAGATTTTCAATTGAAGCAGAGCAATCGGTCATAGGCGGTTTGTTATTGGATAGCAAAAAGCTGGATGAAGTCTACGAGGTGATTTCGGCAGAGGATTTTTACAATGTCGACCATCAATATATTTTCAGCGCTATGACTACCATGTCAAACAATAACAAAGTTGTTGATGTTGTTACGTTGGCCGAGCAAATGTCAGAAGATGGGACGCTTGATAAGATTGGTGGAATTGTCTATTTGGTTGAGATAGCAAACAACACGCCGAGCGCAGCAAACATAATGAGTTATGCACAGATCATTGCCGACAGATCAATGGAGCGCAAAATTTCAGAAGCTGGACAGCGAATATACGAGCTTGGTGAGTCTGATGGTGATGTTGATGAAAAGCTAAATTCTCTTCACTCTGAGTTGGCAGCATTAGAGCGAAAGGATGATTTGGGTTATCTGGGAATCAAGGAAATGCTTAAGGGCTTGATTAAGCAAATGGACGACAAACAGCAAGGGCTAGGGAAGGCCGGTCTTAAAACAGGGTTTAAAGCGCTTGACGATAGATTTATGGGGATTGAAGAAACAGACCTTTGGATTTTAGCGGCACGCCCTGCAATGGGTAAAACTGCGCTTGCGTTAAATATTGTAAATAACGTGGCCTTGCATGGTAAGGAGGTTTTAGTATTTAGTCTTGAAATGAGCAAGGAGCAATTGCTAATGAGAATGCTGTCATCTGCTTCTGATACTTCATATCAAAAGCTTCGCGATGCCGACACAAAAAGCGAAATTAGCAAAATATCAAATGGCGTTCAAACACTGATGAACCAAAAGATTCACATTATCGACATACCAGCGATTGATGTTAATAGGGCTTTAGCGATTGCGAGGAAATACGCCAGAGGTGGAAACCTTGGTTTAGTGGTTATTGATTACCTTCAATTGATGACAGTAAAGAGCGCCAGCCGATTTGATGAGGTTAGCCAAATATCAAGGCAGCTAAAGGTAATGGCTAAGACTGTAAAAGCGCCTGTAATTGCGCTAAGCCAGCTTTCTAGGAAATGCGAGGAAAGAGCCGACAAGCGCCCTAATAACTCTGATTTGCGCGAATCTGGGCAGATTGAGCAAGATGCTGACATCATCACGTTTATTTATCGCGAGGAAGTTTACAACGATAAGACGCTTAACAAAGGAGTTGCAGAGTTGATAACTACAAAGTTTAGGAATGGCGAAATAGGGAAGGATATTTTGGCGACTGAATTACAGTTTTGCAGGTTCAAAAACTTATCCGCTGATTTCTACTACAAAGAAGACGAGCCTGAGCCTAGATCACACAGCAAGAAATTTGCATAAATCACGTTTCACCAATCGCTTCAAGAAGCGGCAAGTGTAAAGAAAAGTTAAAGCGCTACTAAACAATAAGGCGGTAACAGATAATGAAACAACCAAACAAATTACATTTATGGTGCAGAGATGGCGAAAAGAATTTACAAAGATAAAAATGTATATGACGCCTCAATAGAGCGGCTGGATTTTATTTTCTCAAACTTCGAGCGCGTCTATCTGTCTTTTTCTGGGGGGAAGGATTCTGGTGTAATGCTTAACCTTGTAATTGACTATATGCGCAAAAACAAGATTGAAAGAAAACTTGGTGTTCAGATTCTTGATAACGAAGCTAATTACGAGCTTTCTGAGCAATTCATGCATCGAATGATTCAGAAAAACTTAGATATTCTTGACGTCTATTGGTGCTGCATGCCTATAACATTGCCTTGTACGGTGAGTTCATTTGCTGTTGATTGGCAGTGCTGGGGAAATCGCGATAAAGAAAGATGGATTAGGCCAATGTCAAAAGAGAGTTATATTGTAAACATAGATAATCACCCTTTTGATTTTTTTGAAGAAGACATGAGTTACGATGATTTTTGGGATGGGTTTGCTGAGTGGTACAGCCAAGGAAAAAGCTGCGCTAATCTTATCGGTATACGAACAGTTGAGAGCCTTAACCGTTTTCGCGCAATTCTTAACGACAGGAAAGAAACGCTAGACGGTAGAATGTGGACTAAAAAAAATACAGAGCACACATATAACTGTTACCCAATTTACGACTGGAGGACAGAAGATATTTGGACAGCTAACGCAAAATTTGAATGGGATTACAATAAGTTGTATGACGTTTTTTATATGGCTGGGGTTCCAGTTCACTCAATGCGCGTTGCATCTCCGTTTATGAGCGAGTCAAAGTCAAGTTTAAACCTTTACCGAGTAATTGATCCGAGTATATGGTCTAGGCTTTGTGCAAGGGTTCAGGGGGCAAACTTTATTGCCACCTATGGGAAGCAGTTAAATTACCACTCATTTAAGTTGCCGCCGAACCATACATGGAAGTCGTTTGTTAAGTTTTTGCTAGATACTTTGCCGGATGGTGTTGCACAAAATTTTAAAGAGCGCTTTATCCAGTCGTTGAAATTCTGGGGAAGGGTAGGGCGCGGACTCCCTCAAGAAGTAGTTGATGATCTTGCAAAAAAAGGTGTTAAGTTTAAATTAAACGGCACCACTCCACACGGAGGCAATAATTTGCCGCGTGTAGTGATAAGAGTTCCGCCGGATGATTTAGATTGTCTTGACGGACACAATAGCTCGGTTACATCGTGGAAAAGGTTTGCTATAACAATTTTGAAAAATGACCATACTTGCAAATATTTGGGCTTGCAGCCAGCAAAGGAACAAATGGCAAGACAAAGAGCAATTGTTGAAAAATACAAAAACATTTAAGGTGCGAAAAAATGAAAGTAATTAATGTTGCAGATATAGCGGGAACAGAAAGAGAAGTGAGCTGCCCTAATGGCGGATTCGTGAGCAATAGAGTTTTGCTTGAGTCAGACAACATGGGATACACAATGACAAAAACTGTTATACCTGTTAACGGGAAGCAGTTTTGGCATTATAAAAAACACCTTGAGTCGTGCTACTGCATAGCAGGAAAGGGAATTCTTACAAACAAAGTTACTGGTGAAGAGTTTGAAATAAAGCCAGACGTTGTTTATGTTCTTGACAATAACGATCCGCATTACTTTGAAGCTATTGAAGAAGTGGTTTTGATTTGCGTATTCAATCCGCCGTTAACCGGAAAAGAAGTGCACAACGAAGACGGTTCTTATGATGACAGTGGAAGCTTTAAGTCGCCAGTTTATGCGGTTAAGTCTGTGCCAATTTCAAAAGTGACTGCTAACGATTACAACCCTAACAGCGTTGCGCCTCCAGAAATGCAGCTGCTTGAGACATCTATCTGGGAGGACGGATACACGCAGCCAGTTGTTACTGTTTACGATAAAGAAAAAGATGTTTATGTTGTTGTCGATGGGTTCCATAGATTTCTAACACTTAAAAACAGCAAGCGCATTAATCAGCGTGAAAATGGAATGCTTCCTGTTGTTGTTCTTGACAAAGAAATCAGCGATCGGATGGCATCTACAATACGCCATAACCGCGCAAGAGGATCTCACAACATAGAGCTTATGAGCACGATTGTTGCTGAGCTTGTTGAGATGGGCAAAGGCGACAGATGGATTTGCGAGCATATTGGAATGAGTCAAGATGAATTATTAAGGCTTAAGCAAATAACTGGCGTTGCAGCGCTATTCCTTAACAGAGACTTTTCTGCAAGCTGGGATGCAGAGGTCGCAGATGACTTGGTGTTTGATGAAGAAACTAAATAGGGTTTATCACCCATATTGGGATTGGGAAGAAATTAATTTCAATATGTGGGGAGTAGTTGAAGACAAAAAGAAATGGCTTAAAAAGGCAGTTGATTTTACAAGTGATCACAAGAAATATGGCCGATTTATGCTAAGAGTTGTTTCTGAGTGGCCTATATCATGCGAGAACGCACTCACCGATTATTCAATTAACCGTAAGGCATGGGTAGGGCATGCCGCTGTAGCGTTAGCTATAGGATGCCCTGAAAACATAGTGAGAGAGGCATGGGGGAATCTTACCGATGAGCAACAGTTTTTGGCGAACAGGGAGGCGGACAGGGCAATACAAATCTGGGAGCACAACTACAGAAAGAGTAAACAGCTATATCATGACGTGGATGGAGAGATGCTATTCTGATGGCATTCCTGATGAAATCCCTGAGCTGCTTAGCAAGTCGATGAGAGTTCCGTCATATAAAGCAATTGCTATGGCAATACTAAGAAATGATTTGAATTTTCACTCCATTGGATTTGATCAAAAACAGAGCGATTATTATTTTCAGCTTAAAGCAATACACAATAAGCAAATTCAATCAGATAAAAAGCAACGTGATTTATTCGATAGTAAAGAAATGTTAAACCAAGTTACAAGCGACCAGCCAAGGAGCTAACATGTACATAGACAAAAGCACAGAGTTCAAGATAAGAAACAAGCTAACGGGCGAGATTAA